AGGTAATGCTGCTGTATTTAATGGTAGTAGTAGTTTTATTAACACTAATTATACTTTAACTACCGACACTACATTTTCGTTTTCTTGGTGGATGAATGCAGATTCCCCTACACAAAACCATTATATTGTTAATGATGGTAATGGAACAGTACACGATGGTAGTCTTGCAATATATCATAATACATCTGATGAATTGGGGATGTGGATAGGTGCAAACGGAAGTGGATATGCTTTTGGTCGTTTAGCTATTTCAGGTGGTTTATCAGGTTCTTGGATGCATTTTGCAGTATCAGTTAATGGTTCAACTGCTACTATATATAAAAATGGTTCACTTGAGGGAACTTTATCTTTAACCCCACATTCAACTGCAGGTATTCTTACTTTAATTATAGGTAGATTAGGTCATTTTAATGGATTTTATTTTAAAGGGGATTTAGACCAAATGCGATATTTTAACAAAGCAATATCTGCAACGGAAGTTGGTACGCTTTACGCAGAAACCGCTTGCTAACGCACAATTTAATATAATGGATGATGGGATGAAAATATTCGGATTGTACACAGCAAACATATTTGCTTTAGCATTTAGTGTTAGTGAGGTAAATGAGGTATTGCAAATGATTGTAATGGCAGCAACTCTGACCTTTACAGTAATACAAATATATAAAACATTAAAGAAATGAAGATGCCTTCTAACGGAGTTGCTAAAGATATAAGACACTTTGCAGGAAGTCTGCTAGTGTTCTTCTTGGTTGTTTTGATATTATTATATCTATCTAAATATCAAATACCAAATGAAAACGCACAGATAGTAAATACCTTAATAGGTATGATTGCGGCAAGTATCGCTATGGTTATAGCTTCTATTACTGGTAGAAATCCTGATGATTTAGATGCTGCTAAGAAAAAAATAAGTAATTTAGAGATGAAAATCGAAATGCTTGTACAATCAAAAGATATGTTGGAGAATATGCTTATCAAGGTTCAGGATGACACTATAGATAGATTATTAATCAGCAAGTCTATTGACCATGATACTTGCAAAAAATGTAATTGTAAAAAAGATGGAGCTTAAATATTTTAAACATGAAGAATTTGCCTCCCCAGATGTGCCTCACTCTGGTGATTATATGGATGATGATTTTCTTGCAATGCTCGACCACGCACGTCACATTGCAGGGATTCCCTTTAAAATCAACTCAGGGTATAGAACTATCGAACATAACGAAAAAGTTGGGGGAAAACAAAACTCAAGCCATATTGTGGGAAAAGCAGTTGATATCGCAATACAGGGTTCGAGAGAAAGATGGATTATCCTTGAAGCCCTCATACACGCAGGATTCACTAGATTTGGCATTGCCAATACCTTCATCCATGTGGATTCCGATGACTACAAAGATGCAAATGTCGTTTGGACATATTAGTAGAACAGTAGGTAACACTTTAATAAATGAGTGAAGTAAAAGTTAAGGCTAATGGTCTTAGGAATGAATTGAAGGAGATACGCAAAAGTATCGACAAACTAACAAACGCAATGATTGAAATACACATTGCACAAACAAACAAACAAAATGAAATGCATAATAATGATTATTCTTGCTGCAACGATTCTGAGTTGTGCAAGTGCAAGAGAAAAGAATCTGACAAGGTTTAGAGAAATAACTAAAGATGTCTGCATAGATAACCCACAAGAGGTTAAATTAGCTCAGATACTATATAACGAAATTGTAAATGTCAGGTAAAAAGAAATTTAAAGATACAGCAGTAGGTTCTTTCCTACTTAAAAAAATACCTAAAGTCGTAGGAGCAATAGCACAAGACACCCCTGTAGGTAACGTCATAGAAGCTATTATAGGGGGTTCTGACATGAGCAGTGAGGATAAAGAAATAGCTTTAGAGAAGCTACGCTTAGAGAGAGCCGAAATGGATGGTGTTACTCGTAGATGGGTAGCTGATGCAAGGTCTGGAGCTTGGTTAGCAAGTAACGTAAGACCATTAACTCTTGTTTTCTTAACTGTAAGTTATGTGGCAGGGTGGTACATGGGATATCCTTTAGATTCAATAACAGGGTTGCTTACTATAGTTATCGGAGGATACTTTGGCTCAAGAGGTGTAGAGAAGGTATTTGGCAACAATAAACACAAGTAATGGCAAAACAACAAATAGCTTCTTACTATAAGAAACCAAAGGTTAACAGAAAGGGCATTCATGCTAAGTCTAAAACGAGTAGTTTAAAATCTTCTAAGCTGTACAAGAAAAAGTACAAGGGTCAAGGAAAATAATTACCTTTTATAATTGCCTTATAAGTTTAATGGTGTATATTTGTGTGAATTCAATAGTTCTATGAATTTAATAGGGCTTTGGGTTTATTTCTTTGTTTTAAATGTTATTTCCGTTTAAGTGGCTTGGTTTTATACTGAGCCACTTTTTTTGGCAGTTAGATGTTTTATTTGTAGATTTGACAAAACTATAAAATAATATTATATGGACAGAGAAAAATTGTCAAAACTTTACAAGAAGTACGACCTTAGTTCTGATGATGTATTTAAGCATCAGCACTACATGATTATCACTAGAGCAGGTATCGATAAGATTCAGGCTATTGAGAAAATCAAGATTGACTATGACGTTATTCAGTGTAGACCTGAATTTGCTGTAGTCAAAGCTAACGCTTCAAAAGATGGAGCATTTATTCAAACATTTGGTTCTGCACTCAAGGGAACTACCCATAAAGATGGGAACTGCAACACATGGTATGTCATGGAGATGGCAGAGAAAAGAGCTATGAGTAGAGCTGTACTAAAGATTTCAGGCTTCTATGAGCTTGGTGTATTTGGTGAGGATGAATCAGATGATTTCAAAAGAAAGTTAATTTAATTATTTATTATTATGAATGAGAGTAAAGAAAAAAAGTATGTAGGCTTCGGAAAAGAAGTCGGTAACTATGGGATGATTAGTATCTCAATTCCTGAGAGCAAGGTCAAGGATTTTTGGCGTGAGTACAAAGGAGAACGATACCTTAATCTGAATGTAGGGTCTTTAAGAGAAAAGACTCAGTATGGTCAAACCCATACAATCTGGCTTGATGAATTTAAGCCCAAAGAAGGAGCGGGGAATTCCAATAACAATGAGCCTAAAAAGGACTTTGTTAAAGCGGATGGGCTACCATTCTAAAAGTAATTTAACATGGGGGGTGGGGATTTTTTCTTTACCCCCTATTTTATTTAATAACAATGAAAGGAAAAACTAAGTTTATAAACATCAATGTAGCTTACATGAATAAGTCTTTAAGCGTAACTGAATCAGCTTTATTATCATTAATCAAAGGATTAAGTAAAAGTAGGGGTTATTGCTTCGCTTCAAATAAGGCGATTTGCGACACTTTAAATCTATCAGATAGGACTTTGTATCGATTGTTAGATAAACTCGAAACAAGGGGTCTTATAATGCGTGAAACGAAGTCTATTGGAATTGGCAAGGAAAGAAAGATAAGGTTATCTCCATCTGCCAACATGACAGACACTTATATATAAAGTAATATACTTAAAAATAAATAATATATATAAAGTAATATAATTAAATATATATATAATGCAAACGGAAATACAAGATTTAGGAATAGAATTAAAAGGTAATTCCTCTCAGCAAAAGGTAAAATGCCCTAATTGTTATAAGATTGGCAAAGAAAATTACAAAGATACTTGCCTATCAGTAAACGTAGAATTAGGAGTATATAATTGCCATAAGTGTGGTTGGAGTGGGAAAGTAAAGCAAGAACAATTATCAATGGAAATGGGAGTAACAAAAACATATAAGAAACCAGAAAAAAAGAATCTAAAGAAACTTACTGCTGTAGGTAAAAAGTTTCTCAATAAACGAGGAATAACAGATGAAGTTATTGCCAATAATAAAATAGTATCTTCAAGTGATAATAAAAGTATTGTATTTCCATATTTGATTGATGGCAAAATAATTAACTATAAAACCAGGAATACAGATGGCAAATTCTTTACGCAATCCAAAGATGCAGAGCCAATAATTTATAACTATGATAAATGTAGGAATAGTGAAAATATCGTAATATGTGAAGGTGAATTAGATTCATTGTCATGGGAGGTTGCAGGGATACCATACCATACATCTGTTAACATGGGAGCTCCTAATATTGGAGATAAAAATATAGATAAGAAATTAGAATGCATTACTAATTGCTATGAGGTGTTCGAACAAGCTACTAGAGTGTTTATTGCCACTGATGAAGATGACAATGGTAGAAATCTACAGAAAGAACTCGTAAGGAGGTTTGGTGTAGAGAAATGTTTATTGGTCGATTTAAGCCCCTTTAAGGATGCTAATGAGGTTTTACTTGCCGAAGGTGTAGAAAGTCTCAGAGAACGTCTTAAAAACGCTGAGAACCCTAAAGTTGAAGGTATATTTTCTGTAGCTGATGTACAAGAGAGTATGTTGGATGGTTATCACAATGGTCAAGAGAGAGGTACTACAACCTACATTCCTGCTGTAGATAGTGCATGGACATGGAGAAATGGTGAGGTTAATATCTGGACAGGCTACCAGAATGAAGGGAAGTCGATGTTTTTAAATCAACTATCTTGTATTAAGGCTATAAAAGATGGTTGGAAGTTTGGAGTATTTAGTCCAGAAAATATGCCAATGAATGATTTCTTCAATGATATTATAGAGATGTATATTGGTAAATCCTCAGACCCTTATCATGGAGCAAGTCAAATGACCCTGGATGAATATAAAGAAGCTATGGAATTCTGTAAGAAACATTTCTTCCTAATATATCCTCAAAAGAATTTTACACTAGAAAATATATTCCATAGGGCAAAATACCTTGTTAAAACAAAAGGCATAAGAAGTTTAATAATCGACCCCTACAATACTATTCAGCATAAAATGGCTAGAGGTGAAAGGGAGGATTTATATATATCAAGGTTTATGAGTGAGCTAAAAAGATTTGCCTTAGATTATAACATTTCAATACACCTTGTTGCTCACCAAGTAACTCCAAGTAAAAATGATGATGGTAGATATTACAAGCCAGATGTAAACAGAATTAAGGGTGGAGGTACATTTGCCGATAAGGCAGATAATGTAATGTTTATCTGGAGACCAGACAGAGCCTTAGAATTTAGTGATACTAAGGTTATATTTGGTAGTCAGAAAATTAAGAAGCAGAAATTAGTGGGAATCCCTCAAGAGGTTCATGGTATTGATTTTAACATAAAGTCCCAAAGATATTACTTTAATAATGAGACCCCATTTACACAGATAGATGCAGAAAGAAGTTAAAGTTACTTTACCCACTTATTCATATAGTGGCAAAAAGAAATTGTATTTGAATTTAAACCAATATAGGAATTGGCATTACAATGTTAATGCTAAGTTAAAACGTAACTATAGCTTGGTAATTCAAGACAAGTTAGACTTTGAATTCGAAGGGGAAGTTACAATACATTATGACTACTATGCTCCTGACAAAAGGGTAAGGGACTTGATGAATGTAGTGAGTGTTGTAGATAAATACTTCCAAGATATTATGGTGGTCAGAGGATGTATATTAGCAGATGACACTAGTATTGTGAAAAACTTATCGGCAAGTTATGTGGGAGTAGACAAAGGTAATTCAAGGATAGAAGCAACAATTAAATCAGCTTAATATGTATGTACAGTTATTCCCTATATATGGGATTATGGTAGGGGTCAATTACTGGAACACCAGTCTTGATACCGATGAAGATGTAGAGGAAGTAGAACACCTTGTGCAGTTTATGTTTTTTATAATAGGTATATCATTTCACTTTTGGAAGGAAAAAGATTAATAGACGTTCTTGCCGATAAACATAAGGATTGGCACAATATGGCAAAATCATTCGGATGTAATGATGAAGATGCCCATGAACTTGTACAAGAAATGTACATACGGATAACCAAGTATGTGGAGGATAAGGATAAGATAATGTACAACGAGAAGGAGGTTAATACCTACTATATTTATGTTACTTTGAGAAACTTATATTTATCTGGGTTTCATTTAAACATGAAGAAAAAACATCTTCCGATTAATGATTCAATAGATTTTGAGTACATAACTATTGATATAGACAAAGAAAGCTCGTTTAATAATTTAGTAGACAAGATTGACAACCTAGTATCTTCATGGTACTGGTATGATAAGAAAATATGGGATATACATTTTTATAACAAAATGAGCATGAGGCAGATTGCTAAAGCTACAAAAATTAGTTTAAGTTCAATATTTAACACACTTAGTAATGGTAAAGAAGAAATCAGAGAGAAAACAATCAAAGACTACAAAGAGTATTCCAAAATCAAGTAAAGGGCTTGGTGATACTGTAGAGAAAGTATTAAAAGCTACTGGGATAGATAAGGTGGCAAAATTTGTTCTCGGTGAGGACTGTGGATGTGAGGAAAGAAAGAAGATGCTAAACCACTTATTTCCCTATCAGAAACCTGAATGTTTAACAGAAGATGAATTCAATTATTTAGATGGATTTCTTAAGGAAGGTAATAATGAGGTTCCCCCAGAGATTCAACAAAAATTAGTTGATATATATAACAGGGTATTTAAAGACAAGGCTGATATAACAACTTGTAGCACTTGTTTTAAGAATAACATATATAACAAGCTAAAGAGGGTTCATCAAGAATATATAGATGGATAGTCTTATAAAGAATAGAAATAAAGTCAAACAAGTTGTGGATTTCACAGGAGTCCAGAATGGTAAACTCCACCCATCAGATATAGATGGGGTATTAGAATTTGATAATGAGGTTCTAATATTGATAGAGGTAAAACGTAAATTCAAGCGTATTCCTACTGGTCAAAGGATTCTGTTAGAACGGATATGTAATAGTTGGCACAAACCTGAGAAGTGTATTGTGCTAAAGGTAGAGCATGAATTCGATGATGAACATCAAGATATACCCCTAGAACAGTGTATGGTTACTAGAGTGTATTATAAGAAACATTGGGTTACGTTTCCTGAGCCTCATGAGTTTAAATCTTACCTTAATCTATTAGGGGAACAGTGGGATTGTAAAAAATGTAAATTTTAAATATATGAGTGATAGTATTTCGAATTACTGGAATAGAGATGATACAAGTGGTAAACCAATAAAAACAAAAAGGCTGATGGATATCCAAGACCCCATAGTTGAATCTGTAAAGAATTTGCTTACAGTGAGAAGCAAAGTTGGTATTGCCAAGTACAAAACAACACTCTACGATAATAATATTGATACAATTCAATGGTTGCAACATCTACAGGAGGAACTCTTAGATGGTGCTTGTTACATAGAACGACTTAAAAAAGACTTACATGAAAGAGAGTAGTCTATTAAAGATGAAGAAGGAAATTAAGGAATTACAGCAGTTTTGTATGTTGTTATCCTACAGATTAGAAAAGTTAGAACCTAACAATAAAAAAGAATAATTATGCCACTAAACATGAAACCTAAGAAGTACGAAGAAAAGACTGACTTTAACAGACGATGCATGAACAATGCTAAGATGATTCAAGAATTCCCAGATAGAGAACAGAGGTTTGCAGTTTGCCAAACTTACTGGAAAGGGAATTTCGACCCTAAACAATAAAATGTTAAAGTTTTTGTTGTTTGATAAATTTTTGTATAGTTTTGTTCAAAACGAAATAACATGAAGATTTTATATAACTTCCCCAAGTTATTACTTATATTCCTACTTCTGGCATTTTTCTATGTGCTTGAAGCTATTGTTTATGTAGTTTATTATTCAGTTGAATCTCCACTTAATTTTGTAGGGAGTCAGATAGAAAAGATAATTAGGAAACTTTTAAAATATGTAAGGTAATGGGAAGGACTAAGGAACTTTTAGAATACGAGTGGTTCTTGGAATCACAGAGAGCAGAACTCCATTGGATGGAACAAGAATATGAACAATCAAAAAACGATTATGCAAGAAAGTATAACCACCTTAGACAACAAGGTCTGGGATAAGAAAGAACTTCTTGATAGGATGATGGATGATGAATTCTATTATCACTATTTAGGGAGGAATGCTCTATCGAGTAGTGCGATTAAAAAGATTTTAGATTCACCAAGAGCCTATGAGGATTCATTGTTCTCAGGGTCTAAAACTAATCCTGCATTTGAATTTGGATGGCTATTCCATACTGCTATACTTGAACCTCATGTTTATGAGAAACAAGTGTTTGTGGATGTAAAGAGTAGGAATACAAATATATTTAGAGAGGCTCTAAGTGAGCATCCTAGACCATTTACCTGGAAGGAGAAGCATGATGTAGAAAGACTCGCAGAATCATTCTATAACAATCCTAGAGCTGTTGATATGATGCAACACACTAGGAAAGAAGTTCCTGCTATTGGAAATCTATTTGGTTTACCATTCAGGGGTAAGGCAGATATACTTGGAGATGGATACATTGTAGATTTAAAGACTACAGGAAATATAAATAAGTTTGAGTATTCTGCAAGGGAATATCTTTATAGATGCCAAGCCTTTATCTATTGTAAGTTATTCAATATAGAGAGAGAGGACTTTACTTTTATAGCTATAGATAAATCTACTGGCACTATAGGATTCTATGGGGTTAGTGAGAAGTCCTTTATGCAGGGTTCATACGATGTCCAATATGCTGTAGACACCTACAAGGAATACTTCATAGAGAAAAACAAGGAAGTGTACGATTACGAATTGGAAGGGACTATATAAATGTTTGAAACGATAGCAATTTTTTATATAACAGGGGTCGTTATTTTATTGGTGGCTCTGTTTTTAGGTAAGTAAATGTATTTAGATAAGCAAGAATGTTACGATGATATTTTACACTCCCTCAGATTGGGAATTCTCCATGAAGCTGATTTAAGGCATCTCTTACAGTTTTATAGGGAGACAGAGAACTATGAATGTTGTCAAGGTGTTGTAGATGCTTACGTTGAATTTAAAAGAGAACAAAATGAAATTATTACAGATTAGAGAAATAGTAGAGAATCAAACGCAAATTAACATAGGAGACAAATCAAGGATTCAGAAGTTTGTCTATACCAGAGCTATGTATTTTAAACTATGTAGGGAATATACCTTGCTTGGTTTAGGGGAAATAGGTAAATCTGTAGGAAGGAATCATGCAACTGTGCTTCATGGTATTAAACTATTTGATGACTGGATTTCAGAACATGAAGAAGTATATATAAACCAGTACGAAAGAATAGAGAAGGAGGTTGCCGACAAGTTTAAAGTGAGGGGTGGTAAAATCAAGACAAGAGGGCATTATAAAAGAAAATATGCTAACATACTGAAAGACCACAGAACCTTAATCCATAAGCACCAGAACTTAAAGAAACTACTCAATATATAAAGATGAAAAAAGTTTTGGATGTTGCTTGTAGTGTGAAAGGAATGTGGTTTGATAAAGAAGATGATAGAGCATTGTTCATGGATAAACGCAGAGAGACACACATCGATGTGTACCCTTGTGGTACAAAAACAAATATTATAGACCCTGACATCATTGGGAATTTTACGGATATAAAGTTTGATGACGATTCATTTTGGCATATTGTTTTTGACCCTCCACATATAGAATCAAACTCTATTAGTCAAATAACCAAAAAATATGGTTCGCTACAAGGCGAATGGAGAGAGATGTTAAGGCAAGGATTCAAAGAGTGCTTTAGGGTGCTAAAGCCGAATGGAACTTTAATATTTAAATGGAGCGAAGTTCAGTTTCCTGTAAAGGAAATACTTAAGCTTACCGACCAAAAGCCTTTGTATGGTCATAGAAGTGGTAAAAAAATGAATACGCATTGGATTGCCTTTATAAAAGAATAAAGAATGAGTGAAGAAGGAAAGAGACCAATGAAGAAGAAGATTGATGGCAGACGTAATAACGGTGCTGTCAAAGGTGTCTCCAGAGGACAAGGTAGACCTCGTAAGACTGCCGATAAAGATATAGCAGGGATGACTCTCAATGCCATGAAGAAAGCTTTTGGGAGTGAGGAAAAGGCTTGGATAGAGGTTGCTAAACTAGCGAAGGATGGTTCAGTTCAGCACATGAAGTGGCTCCTTGAATATAGGTATGGTAGACCAAAAGAGCAACAGAATATAAATATAGACACTAAGGTTAATATACCAGTGATAGACTTTAGTCAACCCAAAACAATAGATATAACATCAGAAGAAGATGGCGAGAGCAAAAAAGATTAGAGACCCAAAGAAATTCCCAGTGGACTTCTGGAATTATTTAGTTAATCCAATACTAGGATACTATGTACCTCCTACCCCTTCAAGTTTTAGAGGAAGTAGATTAAAAGATGATGATTGATATGGTTGAGGTTAAGTTTAACGATGCTGATATAGACTTCTGTAGGAATCTTGGAGATAGAAGGAGTGGTAGCATGGGACATAGGGATACAGTTAATAGTTATACAATGACCCATAAATCAAGACACAGACACTTCTTGGGGGTTGTGGGAGAATTAGCGTATTCTAAGTTTTCTGGTTTAGAAGTTGATTCTATTACTATAGGTAGAGGGGATGATGGTACTGACTTCAATAATGGCATAAATGTTAAGTGTTCAGATTCAAGGAACAAACCCAACTTGATATTTCCTGTGGTTCAATATCAAAGGAAGTATTCCGAATATTATGTTTTAGTTTGGTATAAGGAAAATACTCCTTATTTACTCGGATGGACAACCAGAAATGAGATAGACCTCAAGCACAAAATAGTTGACTTTGGATATGGGGAAACTGTTTTATTCAGCAATAGTCTTTTAAACACAATGGACTCAATACCTATTTAATGAATAAGGTAAATCTAAACCCTAAGTATCAAAATCTATTTAAGTCTGATAGCAGGTATTTTGTTATGACTGGAGGTAGGGGTTCTGGGAAATCATTTGCCACTACAGTATTTTTAGTGTTGCTTACCTATGAGAAAAACAATAGGGTTTTATTTACTAGGTACACTATGAGTTCAGCGAGTATGAGTATCATCCCTGAATTCATTGAGAAGCTAGAATTAATGGGGGTAATAAATGACTTCACCATCACTAAGTATGAGATTATAAACAATCTAACAGGGAGCTCTATATATTTCTCAGGGATTAAAACTGCTAGTGGAGACCAGACTGCAAAGCTTAAATCTATCAGTGGGGTCAACACTTTTGTTTTAGACGAAGCAGAGGAACTTACCGATGAAGAAAGCTTTGATAAGATAGACTATTCTATTCGTGCCAAAGGTGTAAGGAATCGTTGCTTGTTAATCCTAAACCCTACTACAAGGGAGCATTGGATATACCAGAGATTCTATCAGAACAGAGATATCCCAGATGGATTTAATGGGGAGAAGAATAATGTATCTTATATCCATACTACTTATTTAGATAATGCAGAACACCTAAGTGAATCCTTTGTGAATCAAGTGGAGGACATGAGGGTAAGAAGACCCGATAAATTCAAACACCAAATAATGGGAGGATGGTTACAGAAAGCAGAGGGTGTAATATTTACTGATTGGCAGATTGGACAATTCAATGAGGATATAGATTTAAAGGCATGGGGTATGGATTGGGGATTTTCTAGAGACGCTTCAGTCCTTGTAAAGGTTGCCATTGACAAACACAGAAAAATAATCTGGCTAAAGGAATATCTTTACAAAAAAGGATTGGTTACTTCTAATCTATATGATGAATGTATTAGACACGCAGGAAAGGAGCTAATCGTGTGCGACAACTCTGAGCCCCGCTTAATTGCCGAACTCTCAACCAGAGGTCTGAATCTAAGCCCTACGATAAAAAAGAAAGGAAGTATCTTATCTGGTATTGCACTCATGCAAGACTATACTATAAACGTAGAAGGAGAGAACTTAGTCAAAGAGTTCAATAACTATGCATGGGCAGTAAATGGCATAAAACCATTAGAAAATGGCTACGACCACTGTGTCGATGCAAGTAGGTATGCAATTCAGTATATGCTTACTCGTTCAGTGCCGAAAGGAATGTATATTGTAAAATAATGAAAATATTAAATCTGTACGCTTGTTTAGGAGGTAATAGATATAAGTGGGATAGTTCACATGATGTCGTAGCAGTTGAACTCGATGAAGAATTAGCACGATTATATCAACAGAGATTTCCTGGCGATAAAGTTATAGTTGATGATGCCCATCGATATTTATTAGACCACTATAGAGAGTTTGATTTTATATGGAGTAGCCCTCCATGTCCGACCCATAGCAGAGCCAGGTTTTGGGCATCTAAAGGAGGTGTTCATAAACCAGTTTTTCCAGACATGAAACTGTATGAGGAAATATTATTTTTAGATAATTATTTTGATGGTAAATGGGTTGTTGAAAATGTAGTGCCTTTTTATAAACCACTACTTGATGCTACAAAATTAGGAAGGCATTTGTTTTGGTCTAACTTCAATATCCCCAAGAAGGATTTTAAAGATGCTAATATACATACTGGCACAATTTCAGAACATGAATCTTTCCATAAAATAGATTTAAAATCGTATAAAGGCAATCAGAGAAAATTAAAGATTGCAAGAAACCTGGTTCATTATGATGTAGGGGAATATGTATTCAACTGCATGGAATCATTTCTTAAATCGAATACTGTAAACCAACAATCTCTATTTTAATTTGGTAAAGTCAAAAATAATCTGTAGATTTGATTGTTTCATTGTAAATTTTTAGTTAATAATTGGTTTTAGAGCCACCCGTAAAAGGGTGGTTCTTTTTTTTTGTTACAGATAATAAGGTCTTTTTCTACCCAATATATGGGTAGATTTTTTGTTAAAGTTTTGTTAAAAGATTTGGCAGTTGGAAAAATAGCTGTATGTTTGCATCAGCAATATTGCTAAATCATTTAATACTTAGAACAATTCGAAACATTTAATTTAGTTAAAAGTAATGGGGAAATTAACTTTAATGTTAAAGCTAACACCCTTGAGAAGAAACAACAGTTTGTTGGAGGTTTAATCGCCAAAAGAACAGTAAAAGGCTCAGAGAATATCGTAGTGATATTTCATGAGAATGGCATCGGAGCAAAATTACCAGTTAATAAAGTGGCAAGTAGCTTCTGTGGGTTTACAATCTTAGGAGATGTATTGATTGAAATTAAGCACAAAGATTTAGTCAAACTAACAGATAAATATCTATGTAAGTTCTCAGCACTTCACTCTACTGTTGATGATAATAAAACCAATGTAGAGAGACTTCAGGATATTATTAATACAAATTAATTGCTTGTGTGTGTCTATTGTTAAAGGGGTGTCAGAGATGATGCCCTTTTTTTTTATCATTTTATTTGGCAGTTGGAAAATAATTACTATCTTGCACTCAGATTAACATTTAAAACTATATTATTATGACTATTACATTAGAAGAAATTTTAGACAAAGTATCGAATGGCAAAGTATTCTCTGCCAAGTTCGTTAAGAAAGATGGCTCTGTAAGAACCATGAACTGTAGAACAGGTGTTGTAAAGCACGTTACAGGTAAAGGTCGCAACTTCGACCCAATCACAGCTAACCTTATTCCAGTATTCGACATGAATAAAGATGGTCATAGGTTTATCAACTACAGTAAACTTATCTGGATTAAGATAGGTGGTGAAACGTTTAACTTTAATAACAAATAATCATGACTAAGAAATTTCAACAAGTAGTAGACTTCTACAATTCGACCACACCAGAACAATGGTGTTACTTTCTGAATATGATTTCAGATAGGATTTCAATACCCACTCCCAAAATAGATAAAGATGGGAATAGCTATATCGATTGTGTTAATGTATCTGAGGAAGCTCCTGCTTGTCCCAATGGAGCGATGATACAAATCAACACTGAGGACTTTGAGAATCATTCAAACCTACTCGAAGAAGAAACCAATCCTGTGGAGGAAATAAAAGAAATATGGACATCATGAGTGTAGACCCAACAAACGATGTAGCAGGAGATATCTTTGAAGAAATAGTAGGAGATACTTTAGGTTCAATAGAGCACAACCTAACCCATATCATAGATGAAAATCTAAACACCTCAGCAGTCAGAGGTGAATGGCACGAATGGTTCTGGGATAACCGAGAACAAATCAAGGAAGCTGTAATGGATAAGATTAAGATAGATTAACCATGAGAGGCATAGACAAATTGTTTAGGTTTCATGAACTCAGTAGGGAGTCTCAGATAGAGGCTCTCTACAATGAAAGGGATGCCACAATAAAAACAGGTTATATTTATGCTGATGAATCTATTAATAGTCTGTTTGAATTTGCCGATATAGTGAAAGCCAAAATTTCTTACTTCGACATAGATTTTTATAATGAAAGGCAAAAGAGCTACTGTACATTCCAAACCCAATGGAAGTATAAAGATATTGATTGGCATGAGATAATTCAAAACCTATCCAAGACAGATGGAATGTTCACTGGATACTTTGCAGATGTCCACCTATTTAGAGAGCTCAGGGAGGCAGTTTATGAGGACAATGAACTCAACCCTAACAAAATCCTTAAAAGATGCTTTAACGAGTGGCTGAGAGCCTGTAGAGAGGAAGCAGACACTTATATAAGTGAAGACTACCTTAGAAGTAAATTTGAAGCAGGTGATTTCCTCTTTCTGGAGGATGGAACTTACTTCTCAAGAGGGGATAATCCCCTAAGTTATTTAGTTTAATTTAAAACAATAGAAATGACAGAAAAAGAATTAATAGAGTTGGGCTTTAGAAGAATAGATGTAGAAGCAGAGGAAGGTATTTCGCCTGTTGATTGGTATTTTTACGAGTACAGTTTTTCGCCTGATTATGATGTATTAGAATTAAGTGCTTATTATAGTGAAGATTTATTTCCTCGTAATGTTGAAGAAAATGACTGGTATGTAGAATTAATGGGAATTGATGGCGGGAGTAACATTACTAACATTTCAGATGTGAAAGTATTAATAGATTCAATTAGTAAAGTAATAAATATATTGAACAAGCATAAATAAATTCAATAGGTGTAAATTCAATAGCCTGGCAATTCAATACCTGGAAATGTGAATTTAATGGGGATGTGAATTTAATAGGGGTATAAATTCAATAGGGGTTGTTCCATAAAAAAAATGGTTCAATCCCTTTCTTTCCTTTTATAAATTTTAACAAAACTTTAACGTTTGCCAATGTGATTTTCTCAGCTTTCTTTATTTACTTTGATATGTGAAACATCACAAACAAAATAAATATTAACTAAAATTTTTATTATGGAAGATTTAGAAAAATTAATTAATTCACATTTAAATGATTTGGTAAATCATATCGAACAAAAACACAATTTAGAAATCCACAAAGATTATCATTCTTGGGAG